CCTATGGCCCAAGTGCCAACAGCGTATGAAGCAAGTGTGTCAGCCTGCGAGGCGGCCGAGCCGTGAATGGTTCCTCGCAGGGTAACTACAGGTGATCCCTGTATTGCCGAGCGAGGGCCGTTGTTGAGAGCGCCGCGCTGGTAAATGCCTTGGTTGAGTGCCGATCCGCGAAACACAAAGACTGCCGTGTTGGCGGCGGTGTAGTCCCACGCCGGAACGGACATGGCCTGCGAGCCGACAGTGCGGAGCGTGGATCTCCCGTTGAGGTCGCCTGTGGTGAATGTCGGCCTGCTCGCTGCCGTGCTTTGCGTGGCGTGTCGCCCTCTGCCGGACTTGTCGCCCCAATAGCCGGCTAAAAGACTGCCTGCTGGCGTTGCCTGTACATGAACACCAGTGATCCCCCACTTTGCGGCGAGGTAGGCTTCGACGCGGGCGCGGTCGGACGTTGAGAGTGCAGAATCAAAGACGACAATCTCGGCTATGTAGCCGTTGAGATGATTGCCGGTGTTTGTCCTGTACGAGCCGATTGCCGTCTGTGTGCTGCCGGTTGTAAGCGACCCAGATGCCGCGTCGGCGTCTGCCAGCAAACCAGACTGAAAAATGGACGATGCCCCGGCTTGCACTCGTCCTGTCACAAGCGTCGGTGATGTCCCTTGAGGCGTGTCGGAGAAGTTGGAATATCCAAAAGTCCGAAAAGAGCCGTTGTGAATGACAAGGCGAGGCGACGAATCATCGGCCGGCTGGAGGCCGCTTGATATGATGCCGCCGTACTGCCCAGAGTTGTATTTGAATACCGACAGAATGGTGACGTTCGGCACTTGCAGGAAACCGCTAGCAATAAGCATCTGATCGTCCGTGCCGTCGAACGTCACAACGCTTCTGCCATTGAGTCCACCGGCAGTCAGAGTCGGCCTTGCCCCCCCGCTTGCGGTGGCGTGGCGATTGTTTCCGCTCTTGTCGTTCCACTGGCTCACCAGCCCGCCATCCTGCGTGATGCTGGCCGCATCGCTCGCGTCATACCACCCCACGCATCCGCTGATGTCCGTTGGCGCCGTCACCGCGGTGACCGGCCCCGCGTCCGTAGTGTAGAGCGTCGAAGCGTCAGACCCGTCCAGCCACAGGGCGAGGCCAGAGATGGACTTCGGCGTGAACGCGCTGCCGGGCCGCAGGGTGCGAGGATTCATCCCCATGTCAGTTCCTCGCCTTCTCTTCGACGACCGTCTTCACGAACTGATGCAACTCGCGTTGGCCGTGCGAGAGTTCCTGAAGTGTCTCGGCCTGCTGCCGCTGCACTTGACCGATCTCCTTGAGCGTTTCGGCCGTCGTGTCCAGGAACTCGACATGGGACTTGACCATCGGCTCGACGACCGTGCCGTGCAGGGCAATTGCGGCCTCGCGGCCGAAGAACATCACGATCGCCAGAATGACGCACGGCACGCCGAAGCGGTCGGCAATGCGAAGAAACGTGTCCAGGACGCTCTGCTTGATCTCCTCCGTCGTCACAGCCCCGCCCTCGTCAGGTCTTGAGGAGGACGACGCAGGAGACGGCCGTGCCGGCGGCCTGCCCGGCGACGAGTTTGATCGCACCGACGCCGTAGGCGGCGTCCGGCAGGGCGTAGACGCGGGCCTCGGTGGCTGACTGGGCCAGCGTGATGTCGGCCGCGCTGCCGCCAGCGTCATAGACGCGGCCAAAGGTGCCGTCCGTCGTGCCGCTGGCCCACAACTGGATCGTCGTGGCCGCCGTGGCTCCGGTCCCCAGGAGGATCGCCCCGCCGGCAATGTCGTCCCAGCGAATCGTGGTGGCCGCCGCGGTCGCCGTGGACAGCGTGACGTTGAGAGCCTTGAACTTCCGCCGAATCTTCGGTTCCACTCTGCACCTCCTTGTGCGTTGCGGGCCTCTATGGGCCTCACGGGGCGTGCTACAGGGGCTATACCGCTATTGTAACGCCCTGTAGCCTGCGAATCGCGGCATCGACGGCGGTCCAGAGGCCCAGGATGCCCGCGGCGTTGACGATCTCGTCGTCGACGTACTCGCTGGGGATGCCACGCTCGCTCTCGTGGCTGGCCGTGTCTCCGTCCAGGACGCCGAAGCCGGGCCGCACCACCCGCCACACGACGCCCCCGCGGGCCTTGATGGCCGCCGCCTCGTTGGGGAAACGGACGTCAGTCAGGCAGTAGTCGAACTCTGGGCTGGCTTCGATCTTCTGCATCGTCGCCATAACCCAGATTTCGGGGTGGATCATGTTCCGGCCCCAGTCGGTGCCGAGGGTCTGGAGGAGTTTCCTGGGCGAGCAACTGATCCACCCCAGCGTGTTCTCCTTCCGAGAGCGGTCCTGCAACTGCTCGACCGTCAGCCCGGTGATCGCCGACACGGCGGCATAGAGCGGATCGGCAAACGCCAGCGGCACGAACTTGTGTTCGAGGCACAGCCGCTCCGCGACCGTGTTCTTCCCCGCCCCGGCCGCCCCGCAGAGTCCAATGATCACAGTTCCATCTCCTCGCCGTCGAATCGGATCGTCACCCCCAGCGGCTCCGCGAGCCACCGCATCGACACGTTCGCCTCGCGGAGCATGGCCTCGGCCTTGACGATGCTCGCCGTCCACCGCTCCGGCGTGGCCGCCCGCGGCCGGACATGGCCGACGACCTCGGACACTCCGGCCATGATGATCGCCCTGGCGCAGTCCATGCAGGCAAACCATGGGCAGTAGAGCGTCGCTCCCAGCGTCGGCGTGCCCACCCGCGCGGCGTTGTAGATCGCGGCCCGCTCCGCGTGTTCGATGTACTGATACTTCTCCGGCCGCGCGAGCCGATCTGGCGCCGCCCACACGCCTCGCGGCACTCGATTGACGCCGATGCAGACGTAGGCGGCGGCCTTCGGCACCAGCACGGCGCCGTTCTGGGTGTGCGGGTCGTCACTGCCGGCGGCCGCCTCCTGGCAGGCAACGCGGAGCCAATCGGCCGGCGTATTGTGGGACAGCGTAGCCATTCAGTCGGCCCCCGCAACGTGCATGGACACCAGCCCGCCCTCGGGCCGATAGACGAACGTCTCCATCGCCCGCCGCGACCCGATGAAGCCGTTCTCCGAGTGCCAGTCGTCCGGCGGGCAGAGGGCCGGGGCCGTCCGCACGATGACGCCGTCGATCGTCTCGATGGGTCGCTGCCACTCCGCGGCCTGGGAGTGGTAGTGGCCGGTGTGCCACTCGCGGCAGACCGCGTGGCTCCAGTGCCGCGGCTGCTCCAGCGCCATGATCTGCCCCAACTTCCGCTTGGCCTTGTGGCCGTGGGCGAAGCCCAGCAGGTTCTTGCCGTGCGTGGCGTACTGCCGGCCGGTCCACGCCTCCGACACGGCGACGCGGCCGTCGTTGCGAAACCGTTCCAGCAGCACGCGCTGAAAGGCCCAACTTAAGGTTTCGTCATGGTTCCCGTTGACGACGAGAACGTCCGTCGGCGCCTTCTCGGCCGACCGCTCGACGATCTCCAGCAGGCAGTCCCAGCCGACCTGCAGCATCTTCTGCAGGCGGCCGTCCCGCTCCAGTTGCGTCCCCGAGGTCGTCTGGCCGCGCGGGTTGTCGTAGTGCAGCAAGTCACCGAGGAACGCGATCGTTCTCCTGGCCGGCTTCATGGCGTCGCCGACGGCGAGGAGTTCGCCAGACGCCCGCCGCACGGCCTTCTCGGCGATGTGAAGGTCGTAGTTGCCGCCGCCGGTCGTACCGTGGTAGGCGTAGTTCCCGAAGTGAACGTCCGACACGACGACCACCTGCCAGAGGCCGCTTCTCTTGGCCGGCTTCGCGACGCCCTTGCGACGCAGATCTTTGGAGGCCGCCGCAATCATCGCCTCGACGCACTCGCGGACGCCCGGACCGGCCTTCGGCTTGAGCCGGACGAAGACGCGATGGAGTTCGAGGGCGCCCCCGGACCCGTCGCCGCACTCCCATTTCGTGGCCTCGCTCGCCGCCACCTCGTACCGCGTCATGTCGGCTTCGATGTGCCGCAGCAAGTCCTCGACGGTCTTGATCCGCCGAGACGTTGACTTTGCCTCCAGCGTGTCGCCGTCCTGCCGCTGCGTCACCTGCTCGGCGTCAGCGGCCGGCGTCTCTGCCGGCAGCGACGAGATGATCGCGGCCTTCAGCCCTTTTGCAGCCATGCCTCGACTCCGTAGTGACCGATCGAGCAGATGCCACGCTCTCGTAGGTGCCGTGAAATCGCCCTTGCGAGCGTGCGACGCCGCGCCTTGATGGCGCCGGAGCGATACTGCCGCTTGATCTCTTCTAGTTCCGCCTTGGCATCCGCCGAGATCCTGTCCATCCAGTAGCCGACGCCGCTGTGCGTCATCGGCAGATCTGCGACGACGGCGTCAAGGAGACTTCGACTCGTCGAGCCTGTACCCGAGGCTCCACAGGACCCTGGTGATGTCGCGGGCGGCTTCGGTGACGTGTTCTTCGCTGGCCGTGGGGAACGAGACATGGATGCACTCATGCAGAATCGTCTCCATGCGGGCGCGGCCCTTGAGCCGCTCGTCGATCAGAATCTTCCGCTTCATCCGCGGGTTCTTGGCGTCCGGCAGATAGGCCCAGCCGGCGGCGTCTCCGCGCAGCCGCGTGAACCGGAGGAGCCAGCGCACGCCGTGGATCGTGAAGTGGTGGTCGCCGGGCATGGATATATGGTGCCAAGTAGCCTATTCGTTGTCCACGCCAATTCCCAGGTATTTGGCGCCCAGTTGGTTCAGCGCCTCCTGCCGCTGGGGGCACGCGCACGGCCTCCCAAGCACCGCAGACACCCTTTCCTTCGTGACCCCGACGGCTTCCAGCCCGGCAGCGACGATGTCCCCCAGGCCGGCATTGCACTGCCGCTTGTGTCCGCGGCCCTCGGGCGGGAGCGGCCGCCGGCAGATGACGCATCGGGTGCTGTTATAGATGCAGTGTTTCATTTCTCGAACCGGAGCGTCACGGTCGGAAAGCCGCAGCGGCGGACTCTGGTGAAGTCATACAGGGTCGAAATATTCATCCAGCACTCCGTCTGAACTCCAGACTCGTACTGCTCGCCGACCTCGTATTCTTTTGTTTGCCAAACCTCATCATCAGTCAGCGGGTAGGCGTAGGGCGGCTTGTAGCGAAGCAACTCCCAGCCGGCCTCCTCGCTGACCTCTCCGTCGCACTCAACATCCGGCAGCGGCGTCTCGGTGACGGTGATGACGCGATTGAAATACCGCCCACCAGAGACGATGGATATAGTCTCTAGTTCCGTGCGCTGCTTGTAGTACGCGCCGGCGGCGTTCACCGTCACCGACGATGCCTGCCCCGTGTCGTCGTAGAACGCTCCGGCATTGCCGATCGACACGCCGATGATGGCACCGTCCTGGTCGGTTGTGATTGTCGCGTAGGCGTAAGATTCCCCCTGGTCGCCGCCGGAAAATACGATCTCCGCGCCGTCCGTATAGCCGGTTCCGGCAGAGGCGATAGAGATCGAGAGGATCGACCATACGTTGAGGTACGCGATGTACTCCAGCGTCACCGTGAGTTGCGCGCCCGATCCGCCAGAAACCGTCGCCGTGACTGTCGGCTCCTCCAGCACGGTGTTGATGACAAGATCGGCCGCCGTGATCTCGTTGTCTTCTTCGCCAAGAATGATGGTCGCCGACTGCCCGTTTGTGTATCCGCTCCCGCCGTCGACCACCGTAACATCGGAGATAACCCAGCAGTCGCACGACGATTCGTAGGTGTAGGCAATCGTAAAGTCGCCAGACCCGCCGATGGACAGCGTCGGCTCCTCCCGCCCAGGCGGCGATGCCACGACAACGGCCGGAATCGCCTCGACTCCGTTTGGCCCGGAAACGGAGAAATCAAGCCCTACAGGCTCCAGGTAGCCTGACCCTCCGTCAATGATCGTGACCGCCGTGACGAACCAGTATGGATTGCCATTGGCGTCGACGCCTTCGTCCAGCGTAACCGAGAAGGTGGCCGACCCCGGCGGCGCCGAGGCCGTCACTGTCGGCTCACTGTACGTTGTAGTTGCCTGGAGGGTGCTTCTTCCGATCAAGATTCGCGGCGGATATGCAAACTCCGCCTGCTCCGGCAGTTCGACCGACTGCAACGAGGCGCCGCCTCGAACGGTGCCCGCGGAGTCGATGGACACAGACTGAACACTGCCGCCGGAAACGGTAAACGAAATAGTCGGCGACGGTGATGGGTAGCCGGTGGAGAACGACAGAGTCGTGTAATACTGGCCGTCCGACGGGCCTCCGCTGCCGGCGCTAGAAATAGAGATTCCAGTCAGCGTGTAGTCCTTGCCGTTGCCGACTGGCGAGAACGTGTACGCAAACTGCGGCGGCGACGAGAACAGCGTGGCATTGCCAAACGCATTGACCACCGGCGTGGAGTAGGTGTACACCGCGTTGACGGCAGATAAAGACTCGTATGGATACGGATAGTTTACGTCATCATCCGGCGACAATAGTTCGTTGCCGCCAGCCCCGGCCACCATATTCTCGCCGCCTGACACAACGCTGAATGACTCTATCCACCAGAATGGCTGGCCGGCGAGGTCTTCGCCCTGCTTCAGTACAGGAGACAGGATGGCGTTGGTTGCCGACGCTGGTTGGTTGCGAACGATCCAGTTTCCAGTTGGCGGCACGCGACTAAAAAACCGCCTGACGTACATTCTCTCGTCGTGAACAAAGATGTAGCCGGCCACCCGCCACACCTGACCTACATAGACATAGATGTACTCGCCCCCAGGCGTGAAGTCTCCGTCCTCTGCGCTGCGGTATTGGCTCCCGCCGACGTCCGCCCGACCTGACGGCGAGCCGGCTGCGGCCGACGTCAGCGGTATGACGATGGTTTGGAGCCTTTCGCCGTACCTTGCGTCCGTAGGCGGTTCAGTCGTGCCTGGGCCTAGATACAAGCGGCCCCCACAGCCATCGCACGGCGCCGGTGGGTATGCCTCGCTGTCAGTACTGGTGCAAAACGCCGTCTCGATGCGGGCCGTGCAGTCGGCTTTGCCGATGTCGATGCCAATCTCGTTGGTGCTTTGGTAGGCGATGTAGGCCGTTGCCTCTGCGCCGCTGCCGCCGCCACCAGAAAACGCCAGCGTCGGCGGCTCCTCGTAGGCGCCGCCGCTCCATACGGACACCGCGTTGATCGGGCCAGCGCCGAAGTATGCAGTCGCCTGTGCGCCGCTGCCGCCGCCGCCAGAGAACGTCACGGTCGGCCAATCCTGCGTGTTGGTTCCGTCCGTTCGCCGGCGGTTGAAGTAGTCGCCGCCGTCGGTAACGATGACCTCGTCAACGCTGCCAGAAACCTGCAGCGTTCCGGCCGCGCCGCTGCCGCCGCCGCCGGTAAAGATGAGCGGCGCCTGAAGGCCGTAGCCGCTGCCTCCTGACTGCACGGTTACAGACGAGACTCTGTACCGCAGCACTGCGGTCGCCGCGGCGCCGGAGCCGCCGCCACCGCTGACCGTGACTGTCGGCGCAGAGGCGTATCCAGATCCGGCCGCCGTGACTGTGATCCCAGTGACTTTCCCGTCCGCCACAGTGGCCGTCGCCGTGGCGCTTCCTGTGATCGTCACCGTCGGCGTTGATGTATAGCCGTCGCCCTGCTGGGCAAGTGTGATTTCGTAGACATACCCCGACATGACCGCAGTGGCCTGGAGTCCCGTTCCGCCTTCGGCGGACACCGTCGGCGGCGACGTATAGTCGGCTCCGGCCGCCGTCACCGTGGCCGCCGTGCCGCCCCCCTTGATGACCGCCACGGCCGTGGCCTGCGTTGCTTTTGTGCCGCCTGTAATCGACACAGTCGGCGTCGTGGTGTAGCCGGAGCCGCCAGCCGTCACCTCGACGGACTCAAGCGCCCGTCGAAGTTCCGTTACAAGGACAGCGCCCGATGGCGTTGGCGTCAGCGTAGGGGCAGTGGTGTAGCCGTCGCCAGCGTTGTCCAGCGTGACGGAGATGATCGGGAACTCGCTCCCAACAGGCTCGCAGTTGGTCGTGACCGCGCCGTAGGCCGGCGGGTTCGCGTCGTCCGCCAGAAGCGTCTCGCCGCTGCCTGGAGGGTAGTCCAGCGAGACGATCAGTCGTTTTGGGGCGCCGTCAGTGCATTTGGTGCAACTGCAGCAGTTAGTGCAGCCAAAGAGCATCAGCACTCCGAGACGACAAGGTAGTAGACGCCCTTCGGCCCGCGCTGCAGGCCGACCCACCTGTTCGCCTGCACCGTCCCCCAGTGGTTCACGCAGCCTTCGAGCGTGGCATTGCTGGTCGTTTCATTCGGCGGCGTCCCCTCTTCGTAGAGCGGGATCGTCATCAGCGTGTTCTTTGTCCAGGTGGCCGTGGTCTTGCCGATGCGGAGGCGGCCGCCGCCTGGCGCAGGCATATCTTCAAAGCGCGTCTGGATCTTTCCTGCCTTGCCGCCATACGGCATAGACTCCACGCGCTTGACCACAGAAATGATGCGGTCAGTCAGAACAGGCCCAAATTGGTTGCCTTTTTCGCTCATTAGAGGATGTCTTGAATGCGAACGCCCAGGTTGACGAAGTTGGGGCCAAACACTCGCTGAAACTGCGTGACGTATTTTCTGCGCAGCACGCCATTGGCCTCGGCGTTTCTTGGAGTGCCGTCGATGTTGAGCGCAACCGGCTGCGCGCTTGGCCGCTGCATCCAGCCGCCGTCCAAAGTCGCGATCGGAATGACTGCCCTCATTTTTTTGCCGTTTGTGTTGTCCGCAAGCCTGAGCGGCTGCGCTACCTTGCCGTCCTCATGCTGGAGGTTCAGCCCTTCGTTCCACACGCCGACGCCGTTGAGGTTCTGGTTTTTGATGTTGAACCCCTCCAGTATCTGGTCGATATACCAGCCGCGATAGTGAATGGCGAACTCGTAAGAGCGAGTGAAGCCGCGGTATAGTGTTGCGCCAAATGTCTCTACGACAGGCCGCACGCTGATGCTGCGCAGCATGCATTTATTCTTTTTGATCTCAAGCGCGCCAAAGTTAGTGTCGTCGCTGTTGATGTCTCCTATCGCGATGAGGTTCCCAGTGGCGCTGGACTCGAACTGCTCAATGCTGATTGTGATGAGCGGCTCAAGCACGGTGACGCCGTCGTATCGATCGTTGACAGGGTTGAGCGGATCTACCAAGTCTCCTATTTCTTCCGCGCCGAGGTGATTCTCGATCATCCGCCACTTGTCGGCCGGCAGTTCGATGGGCGCGGATGAAATGGTGAACCGCGCTGGCCGGATGTCCGGCGGCTGCGAATTCGGATCATTTTGAGTCGAGCCGGCCGTAGTGCTATACGTCGCCGTGACCAACCTGACGACGCGAGAGTCGCCGTCTGGCCGCTCTGAAATCGACACGCACGGGACCGAGGTGTTGACCGGGTGCAGGTCGCCGATCCTGACGCCAACGGTGTTCTGGATGTCATACGCCTCGGACGGAGACGACAGAATCACCCTCCAAGTGCGGACAGATGTGTCGGCCAGCCCGCCGCCGGCGGCCGACCGCTCGTTCGACTGTCCAGACGTGATTTCCTTGACTAGTTTTGGCATCGTCACCCCTCCGTAATGTCAACGCGAAGCCGCGTGCCGGCCGTGCCGATGGCCACGTAGTCGGTGCCTGAGGACAGCCGAATTAACTGCGGCTCGCCGGCCCGGAGCGTGGCGAACGACGCAAAGGACCCGCCGGCAGCGATGCCAATCTGCGCCGTGGACGCGGCGGCCGTTGAGAGGTTTCGCAAAAACGCCACGCCGACGGACGACAGGTTTGCCGTTGAGATGCTCGTCGTGTTGGTAGAGAGCGTGTACGTCACGCTCTTGAGGCCAACATTGCTCATGGCCGCCGTGATGTTGGACACGGCGACTTGGTTCACAAGGTTGTCCTTGTTGACCGTCAGCGAGATACCGTAGGAAATGTCTGGCATGATTACCCTCGAAGTTCGACAACAGCGGCCCGATCCTGATCGCGGATAGCGTCCACGACTTCCTGAAGTTTTTCAGTTTGCTTCTGCAGTTCGACGAGATTGACGTCGCGGTTGGCGTCGTCACCGCGGAGAAGTCGGTTGAGTTCCCGCTGACCCTCCATCGTGTTGACGTCGGCCACATTGAGCGCTGCCCGCGACGGACCCTGGAGCGCGGCGTTGAGACGCTCCTCGCGAAAGCCCATGACCATCGGGGCAACTTGCTGGGCGGCCTCAAGAGCGAGGCGGCTCATGTTCGCGCCTCTGACGGCATTTGGCGCGTTGATGCGATTCATTTCGGCGGTCAGGTCGCGGGCCTGCTGCCCGAACTCTCTTGCTGCCCGCTGCGCCGGCGTCATGGCGAGATCGCGGCCGCGGTCCTCGGCCGTCTGGCGCTGCTCGATTCTTGTGCTGTTGTCTCTCGCGGCGCGGACCGCTGGCGACTCGTCGATCTGACTGTCGACCCGCTGCTGAAGCGAGCGGCGCTCCTCGATGAGCCTTTGCCTCTCCCGTTCAGTGCCTGCACCAGACGACAACTGCTCGTCGATCTCTCGAAGCCGACGAAAAGTTTCGCTGAGTGGGTTTTGCGGATCTTGCGCGAGCCGCTCAAGCCTGTCTCGCTCTTGAGCAACGGCCTGCTCAACAGCCCTGTTTGCTACTTGCTGCTCCTCTACATTCCTCCTTGCGCGGTCTCGCTCTGCCTGGGTCGGCAAGGCCGCCCCGCGGCCCGGCGCGAGGCTTTGCCGGCGAATGTCGTCATCGCGCTGCCTTGCAGCCTGCAGGTTGCTTTCGGCCTCCGCTGACGCGCGGGCCAGTGCCTCTGTGAACCGCTTTAGGCCGAGCGTGGCGGCCTCAATCGCCTTCATCTCCTCGTTGATGGCCGAAATCTCGCGATCGGCACGACGTCGAACGAACGCGCTATCCGGCCGCTGCGAGACAGCCGCCTCGGCCCGCGCGCGGCGCGCCTCAAGTTCTCTGATCCTGCGCGCGATAATGCCGGACTCCGCGCCCGACGCCTGAAGATTCGCTTCTGCCCGCTGGCGTCGAGCGTCAAGCGTTGACTGCGGATCAACGATGCGTCGCTGCTCAAGTTCTGCCGCGCGGGCCTGGGCCTGCTCGCGTGCCGCACGGCCACGGTCAATCCTCGCCTGCGCGGCCGACACCTGTCTATTGAGTTCGTCAAAGTCCGCCTGCGTCGGGGCGCTGCCACGCTGCGCAAACTCCTGCTGCGCTTTCGCGATCTCTTTCTGGGCGGCGTCGATCTCTCCAGCGAGCCTGTCGATGTACCCAGAAAGCGCGAGCGCCGACGGGATCCCAGCGCGAATGGCCTCGGCTGCTTGGTTTTGAGCGGCCTCAAGGGCCAAGCCGCCCTCACGCGCCGACCTGAAAAATCGCGAAATGTCGTCCTGCGAGGCTGACTCGTTGAGCGCAATCAGCACAAGTTGGAGCCGTGAAAATTCGCGAGAGGCGTTCGCGACAGCCTCGGACGTGCCTGTCAGTGTCGTGAAAAGACCAATGTCCTGCTCTGCAAGTGGGCGAAGCCTGTCGATTTCGGTCTGAACTGCATTCCGCTCGGCGACGCGATCGCCTCTGGCTGCCTCAAGCCGCTGCCTGCGAAGATCCTGCGACTCTGGCATTGGGGCATTGGCGCGCCCAGCGAGCCGGGCCGCAAACCCAAGCCCATTGAACAACGACGAAATGCCTCCACCCCAGTAGTCAAGTTGCGCTCCAAGAAGCCTTCGGTTGCTTTCCGCGCGGTTTTGCGTGCCAGCGCCAACTGCACTTATCGCGTCGTCAAAATTTGGAGACCTGCCGGCGGCTGTTCTGGCGGCGCCCCTGGCGGCGACGCGCGCCCTAGTTTGCGCCTGCGTCAGGGCCACAATCTGGCCGGCATCGGTGGCGGCCTGGAGCCGCTTGTCAATTGATGTTGCTATGCTTTTTTGTTGAACAGATGCCGGGTCGAGAGCGCCGAACTGCTCCTCGCGGAGCAACTGCTGCTTCTTGGCAACCTCTTCAAGCGACAGCGCAAAGTCGCGAGCGGACTTGGCAGAAGCCGAGAATGCACCATCGGCGATCGACTTGCCGAGCGACTCAAAGGACGCGGCCAGTTCTTCCGCCAGAGACTTTTGCTTTTGCAGGGCGTCGTTGAGGGCTTTTGCTTGATCCTCCGCAGTGACGCCGGCGTTGTACCACTTGATGATGGCCGACAGGGCTTGACCGCCGATCACAACCGCAAGGCCGGCAAAAAGCCCGGTTGTCGCAGTCAGCCCTGCAATGAGGCCAGACTGCCCAAGAAGCAAGCCGAGTTGCGTGATGTTGTTTCCGATTGCGCGGATCTTGTACTCAAAGCCTCCGGTCGACGAGATGAAGTCATCGATCGCAAACAAGGCCTGCTGGGCCGCCAGTTGAGCCGTCAAAACCCCAGTGCCAGACAAAGACCCAGATTGATTGCGAGCGCGGCCCATCGAGGCCTCAATTTGCCTCGTGTTGAACGCGCCGCCGCTGCGGTCTGCCACGAACGCCGCGAGACCGTTAGTCGACTGTCGGATTTCATTGTCGAGCCTGTCGAGTTCCGCGACGCGCTCGTCGAAGCCTAGGTCGCTGGCGGCAACCCTGGCCATTTGCCGCTGCAGTTCGATGATGCTGTTTGTGACGCGGTCGATCTCTGCAGAGATCTGAATTCTGGCCGCACCAGACGCAATTTGCCCGCGAAATTGCCTTGCAACCGAGACATTGGCCGCCGCGTCACGCGCCCCCTGCGACAGTTGCTCTGCGCGGCCGCCGGAGGATTCGAGGAACAACTCCTCCTGCCTTCGCGCAGCGTTGCGAATCTCGACTTGATCTGTGATTCTGCCTTCGACGAAAACTTGCTCCTGGAGCAGCAACTGCACCCTGCGGAGCCTCTCCTGCGCCTGGTCGTACTGCCTGTTCTGATTCAGGTTGGCCGATCTGCGCAGTTCGGCGTTGATTTGCCGCTGGATCTCCAGAAGCCTCTCGGCGTCGCGAACGCCATCTGCAGTCCCAAGCGATCGAGCCGCCGTCGCGGCTTCCATGGCGCGCGGGATTCCGTCTGCGTTCAGTTGCTCTCTGTACAGATTGACTGACCTCTGGATTCCAGCACCGCGTCGCTGCGGGTCATCTGGCGCAAGGCCGGCGACCTGCCTGTCGTAGTCCGACTGAATGCGCCGACGAGATGCCTCTCGCGGCGTAAAGAGGAGCGACTCCGTCTGCTGCTGCAGTCCGCGAGACGTGTTTGCCGCATTTAGGGACGCTGCCAGCGCGTCCACTGCTTGCTTCGCCTCCCTGGCAGACGCAGTTCCGCGATTGAACTGCTCCACGACGGCGGCCGCGCCGGCGATCAGGCCGTTGAACTGCTGTCCGTTGATGGCCCGAAGTTCTGTCGCCAGACTTCCGAGCCGCTCGCGAAGCGATGCAACCTGCCGCTCGGCGCCTGGCGAGACGATCTGCTGAATCGCGGCGGACTCCATCTCTCGCTGAAACGAGAGATTGATGGCATTCTGCCGTCTTGTGAGCGAGTCCAACTCTGCCTGCGCTCGCCCTCTGGCCTCGATGTTTCTTGATGTCGGCCCGCCGCCCGAGCCTCCGTTGGCAATACGCAACTGCGCCCTGGCCACCCGCGCCACGGCCTGCTCAATTCTCTGGGCGTTTTCCTCGGCCTGGGCAGACAGGTCTGCAAAGACGTCGCCGCGAAGCGCGGCCGGGATATTCTGCGCCTGCCCGCGAAGCGAAATGGTGCGCTGAAGCGACTCTCTCGCCCGCCCCTGAAAGAAAGACGCGCCTGTGTTGTCTGCATCTAGCGTTCTCGCCAGCCCGCCGACATCTCTAACGGCAGCCGTCACCCTAGACAGCGCCTGAAGCCTCCGCTGAAGGTTGTCGACGCGAGCCGCCGACCTGTCGAACGCTGCGGCGCCGGTATCAAGATCGCGATAAAAGTTGCGAAACCCAGCCTGAATCTTCTCCAGTTCGGGGTAGAGTTCCGCCTGAATTGACGATGACAGGCCCTCGATCTGGTTCTTGAGGGCAGTCAGCGGCCTGCCGATGTCCTCAAAGGCGCGAAACTGATCGCGCAGGCGGCCGACATTCGGCAGGCCGGCGTCAATGCCGCGGGACTGGAGTTGCTGGATTTCTCGCAGCGTCCGCTGAAACCGCTGCAACTGCGTCAGCGTGCCGTCGAGCGCCCTAGTGTTGAGGTTGAACTGGATGCCTCTGGCCTGGCGCGCGAAGTCCTGCAGTTCACGCCGGGACTCGCCAATCCGGCGGGTGAAGTCCTGCGTGTTCGCAGTCAGGACGGCGGAGATTTTGCCGAGCAGGGCCATTCTTCATCCTTGAAGTTTCTGTAGTTCCGCAAACATCTCGTTCGTCGACTGATACGGCCTCACCTGCGACGGGATGAAGATGTTTTCTTCCGGCAACCTCTTGTAGTTTCCGCTCGCCGCCATCACCGTCCGACACAGCCGCGCCGTCTGCCACCAGGGGTCAGGCAGCGGCCACCGCTGATCGTAGGCGTACCACTCGCTCAACTCCTCCGAGTCGCACTCCGTCAGGAGCCGCTTCACCGTCATGCCCAGCGCCAACGCTAGGCGGAAGTAGAACCTCCGCTCTGGTCGGTCGGTGAATCTTTTCCCAGGCTTTCCACGGCCTCCGACGTCAGGGCGTTGTGGCTCCAGGCCTTCTCGAACAGCCGGTTGATGACCACGCTCGACTTCTTGCCGAGGAGGTCGGTGTCCGTGTCGGCAAACAGCCGCTCGCCGGAGTCGTCGCACAGCGTCAGCGTGAGGAAGCGGACGCGGAACGACTTCATTTTCTGTTCGGCGTAGGACTCCTCGAAGGCGTCCCGCTCCAGGCCGGAGAGCGTCTTGACGTAAACGTCGCCGCCCCACTCCGGGACCTTGATCGCGTCGCTCAACCGAACGTCCTTCGCCGCCAGAATCGCAGCCTTGCTCAAAGCCATCAGCATGACCCTTTTCTATTACAGAAACACGGAACCAATTTGGCCTGCGCCAGAACCCGCGCCCGCCGACGACGTTGTCGGACTTGAGTAACACACGATCGGACCGGCGCGATACAGCGTGTTGGCGTTGCCGACCCCGTAGGCCATCAGCGACCATGCGGCGCTCGGGTCGTTCGAGATTTGGGACGAGGCAGTTTCTGAAATCGTCACCTTCACCAGCCCGGTGGCAGCCGAAAGCACGCTCACGCCGAACAACTGCGACTCGTACTCGCCGGCGCTGACGAACGAGGCTATGGCGTACAGCGACTGCCCAGTGACATCGACGCCAAGATTGACCTGAAACGTGTACTCGTCGCCGGCAACCATCTCGATCTTCAGATAATTCGGAGAGTCCGGAGTCAGCGTTGACGGCGTGACCACGTTGATCACGCCCCAGCGGCGCGTCTTCGCCGCCGCGACAGGGTCTTCGGAGGACGGCTCGTAGGTGACTAAAGTCCAAGTGATGGCTGGACCGGCCGGCAGGGACTGCGGAATGACCAGCGAGACATTGCCCAGCGAGGCAGAGACGACAGTCGACGGTATCTCTGCCACCTCGTACTCGCCGACTTCCATCCACCTCGCGACAGCAAGGACGGTCATGCCGATGATGTTGACGCCGAGGGAGATCGGAACAACCTGCTGCGTCGACTGAAACACGGCTATGTCTTGCCGGACCGGCAACTGTGATGCTGTTGGCATGGCCGACTAGCCCCCGTAGTCCGTGAGCGTGAAGCGAAGCGTGCCGCGAACGAGTTCGCCAACACGCGCCTCCTTGTCAGCGCTGGCAAGCACCACTCTTCGCGAGACGGACATCACCGGGGTATCGAACGTCAGCGTGCCGTAGTCAGACACAAAGCCGTCCGGAACCCCGCCGTTCGCGGTGGCCAGATACTCGACGTCAATGCTGCCACCGGACACGTCGCCCGTCGGCACCATGATGCGAAACCCAAGGGGGTCAGACGGCCCAGTCATGTCAACGACCTCTGCGGTCGGGTTCGTGACAGACAGTGCCGTGACGTTTGCCCTAATCTCTCCGCGCGTGCCGGTAAAGACAAACGTCGCGCCGTGCGCGGTGATCGCCATCGGACCCTCCGGTCGTCAGGCGAGCCGGAAGGTCGCGGAGCCTCGCACGAAGTCGCCGACCGAGCCGCCGAGGGACGCCGACGAAATCGTCGCATTGCCGCTGAACGACATTGGGCCGGAGATCGACATGGCGCCGGACGTGCCGGCGGTGAGGATCGTCGAACTGATGTAGTCGATCTGCACCTCTCGGTCGGTCGCAAAACCGCCCACGAAGATCCGCCGGCCGTTCGGGGCCACGCCGAGGTGGGTCGCGTCGAGGAGGTCTTGAGTGTCATTGACCTGGACGGAAGTGACGGTGACGGCGGCGCCACCGAAGGTGAACGTAAGTCCCTGTGCCGAAGTTCCCATTGCGCCGCGCCTCCTTGCGCTATTGTGTTAGCCGGTCGCCTCGGACCAGCGAACCTGAAACAGTTGCCTGACTTCGTATGCCGGCGGTAGTTGTGCCCCAACCGCTGTGGGGTCGAGGAAGTCGTCCACTTCGGAGACCAGCCTCATATCATGTATTGTAACCCCGAGAAGTGTGCCTGTGTGGCCATCCAGAGTCAGCCGCACCTCGTCGGAAAGTTCCTTGGCACCTTCGTAGGTCAGCGCCCAGGAGGCCACCTGGAGCGACACCTCCGGCATGAAGAGTGGCGTGTTCCCGAGGGTCCCCTCCCGCCGGACGTTCGCCCGCTTGTAGATCACGAACGGCATCGACGCCCCTTTTGGGACGGCGATCGGGTAGATCTGAAAGCCAACCAGCCGGGCGACGGCCGGCGTCGAGGCCAGTTTCGCGTAGATGTGCTTTTCCGGGAGCAGGAGCATTACAGAGACCCCGCGATGGCTGTGTTGATGGCGTCGATGAGGCCGTTTCGGATGATGGTCTGGGCCTGGGACCTGCGGGCGGAAATGGTGTTTTCCATGAGGTGATAGCCCGGCATCGCGCCGTAGTCCTCGCCGGGGTGCAGCGTGAAGACGCCTCCGTCTGGCAGGAAGTCGTGCGTGTACCCCCTGCCGGCCCGAGCCTGCCGCGTCGGCTCCCTCCACGACGACATGAGGAAGTAGTACCCCCTGGATCGGCGGGCGAACTTGTCGCTGTCCTCCAGCCGGGCCACCTTGGTCATGCGGCGGTTGATGACCTCGTGGACGTTGACGTAGGTCTTGCGTGTGCCGCGCGACGATGGCTTCCGGCGGCCGTTGGACCCGAACTCGACGAGCCAACTGTGGTTGCCGCTGGCCTGCGAGCCGGTGGCGCCCTGGCTGCCGGTGTGCCGCGGGCCGGCGATGGCGACGGACACGCCTGGGCGGTACGTCTTCGTCTTGATCGTCGTGCTTTTGGCAAGGTTGCCGGTGGCGTCATGCCGCAGGGCGGCGGCCCGGTAGGTGTCGCGGATGGGGCGGGCCGCCCTCTCCAGGACGCGCTCCAGAGACTCGCCGGCCGACAGGACGCCGGCCACGTTTTCCAGCGTCTCCAGGATCGGACGTATGCCCTCGACTCCGATGCGGATAAACGCCTGCGCGCGGCCAAAGTTGTCGACGGCCATCACTGCACCTCTCGGGCCAAAATCTCGAGCGCCGTGCGGTTGTCTCGCTCGACCACGCTGGCGATCTCCATCGTGCGGCCGCGCCAGACGATGCGATGCGTGTGATTGACGTCGGCCCTGTAGCGGATGCGAATGCGGTGCGTCGCCACAAGGTTGGCCTGCTGGGCCTGCAGGATGTCCCTGGTCGACAGGCCGTCGACGCTGGCCCAGACCGTGGCGAGCGCGGCCCAGGTCAGCGTCGTCTCGCCGACGGGCGTCCGCACCTCGGAGGGCTGCTGGATGGCCACGCGCTCCCGCATCCTGCCGATGATCATGCGACGCTGCCCTCTCCGATGAAGACAACGTCGTAGGCTGCTGTTCCAGAGACAGAGGCCAGCCGAGCAATGCGCGGGCCTGCCGGATTGACGGAGATACCGTCGGCGCCTGGGGCTGACACGAAATAGCACCCGCCGGGCTGGATCTGAATTGGGATAGCCGGAAACCAAATGCCGGACGTCACGTTCGTCGGGCCTCCAATGCTCAACGCAACAGAATCGCTTTTGTTGCGAACGTAGACCGCCTTTATGGCGGTAAACGTGACAGTGACTGATGCTCCGTCGCGTGTGTCTTCGATCGCGGACAGGTTGAGGTCGGTGTTTGTCGTGGTGGCCGTTCCAGACGAACTCCACACCACCTGCGCCTGGTTGGCCCCGGTGCCGTCGGCAAGCGCAATGGCGTAGTTGGCCGGCGTGGCCCGCAGCGTCCGCGACAGGTCGCCGTTCGACGTCTCGTGGGCAAGGATGGACAGGGCGATCTGGGCGTTGAGTGCCATCGGCTAGTTCCCCATGACGTAGATTTCGTAGTCCTGGCCGGCAGTGCCGCCGATCCGCAGGATGCTGCCGCCAGCCGTGGCGCCGAACCCGACGGAGTTCGGGCAGCAAATCAGAAACGCGCCTCGTTCGCGGATCGGGTAGCCGCGGAGCGTCAGCGAGCCAAGGTTGACCATCGGGGAGAAGTTCCACGACGTAACGTCCTGACGGAAGACGCTGAACTGGCTGCCAGTCCAGCCGGCCGAGAGGGCAATCTGATTGGTCGCCGACAGGTTCTTGATGCACAGGAGTTTCACGGTGCCGATGCCAACTGCGGCGAAGTCGACCTCGTCGTAGCCGGACTCGAAGGACCGGCGGTCGCTCCAGACCTTCGTGCAGTCGCCGACGTCGAAGAAGAACGACAGCGGGTGATCCGAGACAGACGACGTCAGGCCGCTCGTCGAGGTCGACCGCGCCGACACGGTGGCTGTGACTTGGGCCTCAAGTGTCACCGGTATCCCCCCCACCCCGAAGCCGCCAGCAGGGTGTCGAACGTCGTGGGAATCGGCATCTGGCCGCCCTGGCCAACCGGCTGCCGCATCTCGTACCAGTGGGCGACGAGGAGCAGGACAAGGTGCCGAAGCACGCTGGGCACGCTCGACCCGGACGCTCCGTAGCCGGCGCTCCACCGCACCAGGACGCTGTTCTCGTCGCCCCGAACGGCCGGCCAGACGCCGCCGTACACCGGGAAGATGCGTCCAGGCGTGGCGTAGAAGTCCATCTGAAACGCCCCGCTGCCGCTCGTCAGCGTCTGATTCGTGCCGCCTTCGTCACGGTAGACGAGCGTCACGGAGGCGTTCTGCATGGGTGGCCGGGGCAGGATGATCTCCCACAGCGGGAACGTGTCGTATCGAGCCTCCCAGACGGTCGAGATCATGGAGATGTCGAGGACGCTCTCGACGTACTCGCGGGCCGTGGCGATGAGCGCCGTGATGTACGCGTCGTCGTCGGCAGTGTCCACGCGGCACTGCACCTTGGCCTCGGCGAGCGTCACCGGCTCGACAGCCGGCGCCGTGTAGCGCGTCAGGCTGCGATACGGAGTGATGCCGGACTCTGGCTGCTGCGGCGAGCCGTAGGTGATCGTGACTGTCACTTGTGCCTCTTCTTTCCTTGCGGCTGAACGGCCCGCTCTGTCCGGACCTCAACGGCCGCAGTCTCTTCGTCGCGGTCCTCAACGGCCCTCACAAGGCCGCGGGCCACAAGCACGCGGGCCATGCCGTCCCCCCAATCGAACTCCTGGCCGACCTTGTATCCGCCAAACGCCTTGACGATCCTGACTCTCACCTCACGAACCCCCATGCGCCCTCGGGCGGCGTCTTGTCGCTGTTCCAGAACTCGGTCGTGTGCTGCTGGACTTTGCCGCTTGGCTCCGTCCTGGACGGCCATGTAATCATCAGTTCGGCGTGGCCGACGCTGACGTTCGTGGCGATGCCCAACTTGTTGCCGGAGGCCGAGAACTTCTTCCAGAAGTAGATGTCCTCATCAACGTGGCCGCCCGTAAACGTCCCCTCGGCGTTGGCCTCGGCGAGGAACCAGGGCTTCGGCATCTTCTTGATGGCCGCCGTGCGGATGAACGTGCAGCCAAAGTGAGCCGTCTCGACCAACTGGACGGGCTTCGAGAACCAATCGTCCTGGACCGTTGTCTTCTCGTCCGGCGTCACGCCGGGGAGGGCGAACATGACCGTATTGGCCTCCCGCTTAGTCTGAAGCGGGGCGATGGCGTCAAAGCCGGAGTACATCAACAGGGTGAGCAGGGCCTCGACCGTCTGCGCCGTGAAGATGGTGTCGTAGTCGATGGTCAGCACGACGTCGTGCGTGTCGACGACCTGCTCCATCGTCCGCTGCAGGCACTGGCCGAAGAACGCACCCGTGAACTTGATGGGAGCGAT